GCGTTGTACTCAGAGCCACGTCCGTCGGTATTAGCGTTCCAGCTTGCGCCTGCGTAGGGGCCACCACGATCGCGTGCCCATACATATAAGCAACCAGTGGACTGAATGCAGCCCCACTTGGACGTGAAGTTGTCGTCCGTTGCAGACATTTGAGTCGTACCCGGATTGGAACCACGGCTAGATGCTTCGGTTGTACCGTAGGCCAGCGACATAAACTCTTGCTGGGTTGGGCAACGCTTGCCAAAAGCGGTCGCCAGTTCCATCGCCTCAAACCATGTGTAAGAGCCGTAGGTGGTTGAGCCATTGCCGCCGAACATGGTCGGAACCTTGGGCGGGCTGGAACCGTCTGCGATGGTGACGTTGTATTTAGACGATCCATTGGTAATCGCATCCACGCCAGTCAGATAAATATCTGCCCAGAATCCGCCTGCTACCAGCGTCATACCGCGAGGATCAGAGCAAGCCGGACGGAACTTCAAATCCCAGAATGAGTATTCGTTGATTTGCGCGGTGGTATTGCCGCCAGAAGTACCAGTGGCAGTTGCAACAACATCGCCATCGGTTTCGAGCCAAATCGCGTAGTCAGTGCCAGCAGTCAAAGAAGGCATGGTTACGCTAGTGCCCGATGCAACGGTCAAGATCGATCCATTTACCTCGGCATAAAGAGCGGTCTGCGTTTCAGCAGTGCCAGCGCCTGTTTTGGTGAACAGAACGACAGTCGGATCAGCTTTGCGGAACAGGCCATAAGCAGAGCCACCGCCTAAGCCGCCCCAAGCGGAGCCGTCATAACCCTCAAACGCGTTATCGTCAGTGTTAAATCTGAGATAACCAGCAGCAGGAGAGCCATCGCGCTGCGCGTCTGTGCCTGCCGGGAGAATCGCTGAGCCAGTAGCGGAAGTCTTTGGTACTGCGCCGCCAGCAAGAGTTGCAACAGTAACCCAGCCAGAATCGGCAGCATTTCTCTGCTTCAACAAGCCGCTGGTTGTATCTGCCCACCACATATACGCGTAAGTGTCGGTTGGCTCAGTTGCGCCTGAGTTATTCGAAACAATCGCAGCAAATGCGTTGTTTAAATCAAGGCGAACCGTTGCGCCGTCCGCGTTGGCTATTACATAGTCATGCTGTGCCATTAGGCTATCTCCGATGCTGTGACTGAAAGTTCGCTTATGCGAATGTTGTAGGTTGGATCGTCTACCGACAATTCCGCTTTAAATTGGAATCCTCGATGATTGTACTCGTTGACCGTCAGTAGTTCCCATCCAGACCATGTAGGCGATCCAGCAGGATCGTCGTTGGTATGCCGAACAAAGACCTTGCAATCCCCCGCTGCGGCGATCGTACCGTCAAAATCTTCCCATGAATCAATATTAAGGGTGCGCGAATCGATCAAATCGAGCGGCTGGGCAAGGGTAGAAGTCACTTTTCGGGTAAGTCGAACGCGTTTCACGCTACCCGCATCGAATCCGGTATCAAAAGTATAAGTGCCGCCAGTATCTACGCCGCCCGGCCCGATGTTGAAATTGGTGATTGAATCCACGTCGGCCCAGTCATCAATATTATCGACCCCAGAAAGGCGCAACGTTGAATCATCGACAATTACATCGTCTTTCACGCCTGGGAAGGTCGGAGATTCGGTAATTGTGCTGAGTGTCGTAAATTCCAGAGCAGTAGCCGCATCGGTTGAAACCGTGGCGACATCGGATTTGATGCCGGAGGAATCCACGGCACGAACAAGGTAAGTACCTTCAACTAGAGGGACAACAGCAAAAGTAGCCGTACCGTTAAGCGCATTACCTGTTCCGATTGAAATTGAATCAGCCCAAATTGCACCGCTTTCTAGGCTGGAATGACGAATTTCGATCTTGCCGCCAATACGGACATCCAAATCGACTGATTGATCCCAACTTAATAGCGCCATGCTGCTAATCGCAGACAGGCTTAGATTGGTCAATGCGGATGGTTTTGCAAGCAAGCCGAAGATTTCATGCGGGGCGGCATTTGCCCAAGCAGAGGAAACTCCGATGGAATTGATTGCCTTCACACGAAAGTCGTAAATTCCAGGCGCAATATCAGGAATCTCTAAAGTCGTTCCCGATGTTATTCCGCCTACTTGATAAAGAGATTCAGACGTTAGCTTGTACTGCACCTCATACTGGCGGACAAAAATATCCGATGCGCCTGTCCAGTTCAGGATTGCTTTTGCTTTTACGCCAGCACCGTTTCTGGTGACGTAGATTTCTTCCGTAATGGTTGGCGCGCCTGGATTCCCTACATTCAAAGGATTCGGCAGGTTGGTATTTGGGGTCGGATCACTTGCCGGAATTTCGCCAAAGTTATAAACGGTTTCATCATATTCCAACGCCTTCACTCGCACCTCATCGGTGGATTGCATGGCGATCTCGATCACACGGAACTTCTTGCCTGCGCCATCATTCAAAGTGTCCCAGCCGGGAGTCTTGTGGCTTACATAAACCACGTCACCGACTTCGCAACGCATCCCTTCGATGGTTGCCGTAAATTCGCACGATACCTGTTGGCGGGATTGATTTAGGTTCATTGTGGCGATGGCTTTAGCTCGCACTTCGCTTGCCGTGAATGGCAATTCGATTTCTCTTTCCAATAAAAGGCCATTATCAATAGCACGCAATGCAGTCGATTCGACAGCGGTTACATCAGGTTGCCATGAGCGGTCTGGGTTGTAGAAATTTACGCGGACGCGGTTATAGGTGTTCTGCTTATTGCCGAGACCAATAGCCCATCCACCAATGATATTGTCCTCACTAAATGTGAAGGTGGCAGTTTCAGGCTTATCAATAATCAGCTTATATTTGCCGCCACTAAACACAAGAAAGCCCCGGCAAGCGGTCAGCAATTCTTTGATGTTCTCAAGGCTTGTGCGCGTCGTATCAACAACACCGTTAGTGGTGTATCGTTTTACAGATTCCCCGCCAATGCTTACGATTTCATCGCAGTAATTAGCGGCAGCATTAAAAGAAGTATTGTCAATCAAGGCCGAATCAATGCCGCGACCATAGCGCTCATTTGTCAGATAGTCGCGAATGCACAGCGCTGGATTATCAGACCAAGCCGTCGTGCTGGTACGAGGATCGAATACCTTGATTCCTTTGACATCGGCGGTAATAGTTGGAACGCCGCCAGGGAACACATCTTGATCGTATTTCAATCGAGTGTAGATATATGCAGTGCCGCGCAATCTGTGAGCAGATGTCCAGTTAGTGACCCTGCTAACCAGCGCATCAATCGCGGTCTGCGCTTCAGTGCCAGTCCTTACCGTGGTTTCTACATAACCGCTATATTTTGAATCGGTAGTCAGAATATCATTCAGATAGATGTTTTCTACCGAATTGATCTCGCCTTCACCAAGTACGGTAACAAGGTGCAGATATTCGTTATCCGTTCCGCTTGCCTCAAAGAACACATGATTGCCGCCGACCCTGCGCAATCCATAGATGATATTGATCGCAGCAACGGCATTCTGAGTATTGACTAGAAATCCGCGCTCTTGCAGCGGAGTCGAATAATCAGGCAATTCTGGCTTCTTGCCAAATACCGCTTGACTCAAGCTGGAGCCGATCATAGAACCGATCATGCCGCCGACAGCCTTTCCAGCGAATGCCATAAATGCTGTTGCGTTGTAACCGCCGACTAACGCATAGCCGATAGCCTTCCCGGCAGCCGATCCCGCAATTGCACCGATTAGTGGAGCTGCTGCACCCATTAGAGAATCCTGAAATAGCGGGCTTCAACAGAATCAAGGGGAATCTTTACCATTCCTTCTGATTCGTGCATTGAAACCATGTAAGCACCCATGACAATGTGAACGCGATCATAAAACCTATCAGAAACTACGGCTAGATCGCCCACAGAAGCCTCCTGCTGCGAGATCTCTGTCCATCCTTCCGCTACTAGCCCCTCAGACCATTTGGGCAATTCTGAGGCGATTTTGCTAGCTTCTTTCAGATTAGAGTAAGTACCGCGAACACGATTCAGCCAGCCTCGATCTTGAAGTTTATCAAGCCATTGTAGAGCCAGAGTGTTGCAGTCATTCCAGCCCCATTTGAACGGCTTGCGGCCAGCCTCATCAAGAATGCGAACAAGATCAGATTCTAGGGACGGATTCATGCTCGTCCCCAAAGGACTTCTTTTGTTACCTCAGAGGCGAATTCAAATCCCTTGTCACCAGGGAAATAGATTTGCTGCTCGGAATCAGTGGTATGCCGACCTGGGCGGCGCTCAAAATCGACCCATTGCGAAGCTGCATCCATAGCAATCGTGCATTCTCCGCTCTCTGGATCTTCATCGATGGATACGCCAGAAATCTTGCCAGAGAAAATCAGCACCGGATCAGAAATTACGGCCTCTGCATTATTCAGAAAAGCCTTATACAGATTCACCGTCCGATCAATATAGGTTTCGGACAGGAAAAGGCTTATATATGTTTGATCCACGCCAGAAAGAGTCCCGGTTACAGAAGTAACCTGCAACTCTGCCGTTTCTTCAATGTCGCTAAATCCTAATAAATGGCCTAATCCGGTATAGATGTTGCCATTCCATGAAATATCGCGGGGAGCATCCGTTATATAAGTTGGAGCGCCATCGAATATAAGTTCGAGCAAGTGAATCGCAAAGTTTGAATCTGCGCCGATTTCTGTAACAACGGAAGCCGATGCACCGCGATCCATTAGATCACCTCGATCATTTGCAAACTGAATTCATAAATATTCGGTGCGCCTGCGGCAAATTCTTGCGTATCGCTAACTAATGCCACAGTAAAAGGAACATCGCTTACCGTGATCGCTTCATTATCAGCAACAGAAGCCAGCAAGGGCGGTTCGATAGTCAGAGTTGAATTACCAGAACCGTCAGAGGTTGCATCCGAAATTACCATATAGACCTTGTTATGGCCTGAGAATTTCAGGAAGTCACCAGCCTTGAGGCAGGTAATTGAGTTCGACCAACCATCTGTAACGATCGTGGTGTCCCCGGCAACATGAGGCCCATTAGATAACGGCGTTCCGGTGGCCGTTCCTTGCGGATCAGATACCACAGGCGGAACGAAAGTGAAGGTTTCAAATTGCCCGCGCTGGGCAACGCAGAACGCATAGACCGGAGCAAACTCCGAACGCGTCATCGGCGGAAAGTTCACATCGAACGCCCAACGCTGGCCACCACGGCGGCGAACCTGGCGCTTGAGTGATTGGGTCTGCGATACCAGCGTCGGCGTGAATGAGGAAACCTTAATATCAGCCGGAACTGGTGAAGTCGGAAATGTGCCACTCATCCCATCGGCCCTCTGCGTCCGCGCTTATTGAATGCGTTTTGAACGATTCCCACGATCTGAGGCGCACTCTGCTGAATGGCCGTCATCGTATCGCGTGAATCCCATGACTGGATATTGTATGTGATCTGTACTGGCTGGGGCGCAGCAGGTGCAGCAGCAGGCATTCCAGAGCGGTGATCGATTACGGTTTCATTCGGGTGCAAGATTGCAGGGAATCCGCCCATGCCATCGATGCCGCCAGAGCGAGAACTTGAGCCTGTGTAACCGCCTCCAGCGAATGAAGGCAGAAGCGAGCCAAAGTCAAAGCTGCCGATTGATTGATCGAGGAAGCCAGCGAGCGGTGCGGTGATCGTCTTGCGAATCTGCATCCGCAGAATATCGGCAAGAATGGAATTTGCCATATTCTTGAAGGCATCGCTTACAGATTGGGTCTGCATGATGAGGCCAACCAGCCCATCTTCCATAGATTTCAGGCCTTCAGCCGCAGCCTTATCCATCTGCTTATTGCTGAAATCTGTGACTTGAGCCAGTTTTTCTAATTCGGTTGTGCTGCCTTTTAGTGCTTCCTGGGCGCGGTCGTAGACCACAATCTGCTCGATCAGGGCTTCAGTTTGTTTTTTCTGGGTGTCAGTTAGATCAAGCTGGGTTGCTTGATACGCAATCGTATCTGCTCTGCTCTTGCCAAGTAGAGCAACCTGATCTCGCAGACTTAGAACGAATTTGTCGCCTTCTTCGGTTCTTCCCGCTTCAAGCAAGCGGAGGCGACCTTCAGCATTGGCAAGCTGTCCGGTTAGCGTAATACGCTTCTGATAGGCTTCTTCGATCTGCTTTTCGTAATCAACAATTCCGACTGCCTCTGGATCTTCCTGCGCAGCCTGCTGAGCAAGACGAAGCGAGGCAACTGCGGCTTGATTTGATTTGATTGCATCGGTCAGTCTTTTGACTTCTGCGCGCTCTGCCTTGACTTGTTCTGCACGATTCTGGTTGATGAGTGCGCGCTGGGCATCGGTGAGTTGTCCGGTTCTGGCACGAAGTTCATCAATCTCTTTGCTTAAATCTTTAGCAGTTTGGGCGGTTTCAAACAGATTCGGAATCAGATTCATCGCCAGCGATGCGCCAAGTGCAACAACAGCACCGACCAAAGGCGCGCCCAATACGAAACCCAAGTCGGCAGACTGCTGTGACAGAGCGAGCATCGGATTTGTGCCGCCCTGAATCTGACCGACTAACTGTTGAATCTGAATACCAGCTTGACCCGCACTGCGGCCCATTGTGGAAATATTGCCACCGAACTTAGTGGTGGTAACGCCAGTCGAAGTAGCAGTCCGCGAGAGCGTCTGCATCTCACGGCTTGTATTCTTGATAACCTGAGTGGCGCTATCCTGGGCGGTGATTCGGATTTTTATTTCTTCCGGTGTTGCCATCTTGCGCCTTCCGTTTCAGATTAAAGTAAGCGATCCAACCGTTGAATTCCTCTATCGTCATTTCCCCTAGTTCATCAAGCGTCTTATGCAAGATCTCGGCTAGGGCATACTGCGATTTCAGCAGCGGATCGCTTTCTAGTTTCCCTCGAAGTCCTCGACTGACTTCGCTTCAGTCATTTTGTTGGCAATTCTGGAAAGCACATTCGGATCAACCGCATTCAACAGGGTGATTCGATCGCCAATGTCAAAGACCGGATCGCCGGACTTATCAAGTGCTTTCAGGATAATCAAACGAGCAACGAACTCGATGTCATCCTCTTTGGCAAACTTCAGCAGCTTATCGAAATGCGCCTTAGCGCGTTCCAGAATCGACATATTCCTCTCCGATTGAGGCCGAGCGTAGTGTCTTAGCGGCAGGCAGGCTCGGATTCTGCTTTTCGGGAATGACCCTAGCCGCTAAAGACCTAGTTTTAGGCTACTTCATCCCAGGTGACTGCGCCGTTAGCTTCAAAGCTAAAGGTAGACTCCACCATGCCATCGAAAGTAGCTGATACACCAGCTTCGGTGATGATTGCGCTCAGGGAAGCATAGGTATCGCCTGAAGTTGCACCTTCTGGGTACAGGTTCAGCGTTACTTCTGCGCCAACAGTCATTGCGCCTTGACCAGTAGTATCCGCTTCGTCCCAGAAAGCCGAAATGGAACCAGACGCAGAGGTCAGGCCCGGCTTGCGGGTGCGGGCGCTATCGCCCATTGAAGTATCTTCGATCGTATCGGCGGTTTCCGATAGGCTCCAATCCCGCACTTCCGCAACGGTATTGGCTCCAACCTTCACAACGCCTTCGCTGCCAGTATGGTTTGCCATTGCTCTTTCCTCTAGTTAA